CCATCTACCTGCTGACCGACCTGCACTGGGACAGCGCCCACTGCCAGCGCGACGTGCTCCAGAGGCACCTGGAACAAGCTAAAAACGAAAACGCGCTCATCCTCATGGCGGGCGATATTTTTGACGTGATGCAGGGAAAGTGGGATCCGCGCCGGGACCAGAGCGTGCTGCGGCCCGAACACCGCGGCAACCGCTACCTGGACAGCATCCTGGAGACCAGCGTTGAATGGTTTGCGCCCTATGCTCCCTATATTGCGCTCATGTCCCCGGGCAACCATGAAACCAGCGTGCAGAGCCGCAACGACACCGACCTCATCCAACGCCTGGCGGACGGCTTGAGGCCCCACGGGTTTCGGGGGGCCGTCGGGCAATACTGGGGATTTGTCCTAGTGATGTGCGAGTTCTTAACCACGTCCCTCAGCAAGCGGATCCACTACCACCACGGCTACGGCGGCGGCGGCGAAATTACCCGCGGGCTCATTGACAACAGCCGCACCCGCAGCCAGTACGAGGGCGCGGACGTGTACGTTTCCGGGCACATCCACCGGCGCAACGTCGATGAAAATAATCCCATCCGCCTGACCCCGCGGGGCAACATCGAAATAGTGCAGCAGTATTTCCTGCGCTGCGCCAGCTACAAGCTGGAACACGGCGACGGCTGGCACGTGAGCAAGGGCAGGGCGGCACGGCCGATCGGCGGCTGGGCCGTCGATTTGACTTGGCGACGCTTGCAAGGGAAATGCGACCGCAACGACGACGGCCGGCGTGAGTTTATTCAAATCACCACCCGCATGCTCTAGGAGGCACCACCATGGGCGAATTTTTCAACGATGGGGAACCCGACGCCTGGGAGGAGGAGCACTTTGCCTGGGAGGAAGCCGATTCCAGCGAGTGCGACGTGGTGACCTTGGAAGACATGCTCATCGGCTACCTAGAGGAGTTCAGGGCCAAACATACCGCATCCGCCAAGCTCTTGGGGCCCATGCTGGACGTGGTGGCCGAACGCGAGTGGTACGATTCGGACCAAGAGAACGCCGCCATCCTGAGCTGTTTTGCCGTGGCCTTTACTTTGGACAAAAAAGCGGAGGGGCTGGAGCTGGACCGGCACTGGCTCGGCGCAGTCATTGCGCAATGCATCAAGGCCGATCGCAAAGCGCGGGAAGAAAGCAACTGATGGAGGTGCCGCATGATTCGCGAAGCGACCATCAAAGACCTGGAAAACGGCCTGCTGGATTGCCTAGACCAGATTGAGGGGCCCAGCGATCGCGCCATGGCGGCCAAGCTGTTCATCGCCAGCCGCTGCCCTGGCAACCTGCAGCGCTGGGTCTACTGCGACGAGCTGGGCCACATCCTGGCGACCTGTTCCTGCTGGTACCTGTATCACTTGTACTCAGGCATTGAGGGACGCATTGAGGATCTGGCGGTGCATCCGGAGGCGCAGCAGCGCGGGCTGGGCACGCTGATTTTGAAACACGCCATCGAGCAGGCACACCGGGTCGGCGCCTACAAGGTGACGCTCAGCAGCTCGGTGGCACTGGCAGACTGGTACGGGAAAAACGGATTTGAATTTGTGGGCTATTCCATGAGAAAGGACACCGATGGCGCATCACTTGGATGATTATGAGCATGTTATCAGCCACCCCTATCATTACACGGCTGGGGATATTGAGTGCATTGACGCAATCCGGGCTTCCCTAGGTCAAGAAGCCTTTATTGATTTTTGTCGCGGCCAAGTCTTCAAGTACATGTGGCGGGCACGGCTCAAAAATAGTTTGGTTGAGAATTTAAAAAAAGCGCAATGGTACGCCAACAAGGCACTAGAGGAGGCACAAAAACGATGAGTATTACCAAACGACTGGCCGAATGGTGGCAAGGCATGCCGGCGCGAAGCCCTAAGTGGGCTGGTGTGCGCAAGCAATTTTTGAAGTGGAACCCGACCTGCGCGGCGTGCGGATCCAAAGAAAATTTAGAGGTGCATCATGTGAAGCCGTTTCATTTGTTTCCAGAACTTGAACTGGCACCGGAAAATTTGGTCGTGCTCTGCGAGAACGGCGGCAACTGCCACTTGACGTTTGGGCATCTCAAAAACTGGAAGTCGTATAACTTGGCGGTGCGGCAGCATGCGATTTTGTATCTGGATCTGGTCAAGAAAAGGCCATGATTTTGCTTGCAATCGGCATGTAAGCCGATACGATAACGTTTCCTAGGCGGCATGGTTTTGATTGCCGAAATATCTTTGTAGCACGGACGCGCTACCCAACACCAACAACCTTGAAAATCACTCTGACCGAAGCCGACCTGGCGGTCATTCATGTATTGGGCACCCTGCGTTCCACCATGTCGCGGGCGGCTCATTCGAATCCGCACTGGCGGCCAAAGCATCAGTTTACCCACAGCGACCAGATTGCCGCCGATACACTCGGCGTGGCAGCCGAATACGCCTGGGCGAAGCATCACAACCTATTCCCCGACCTCACGTTCCACGCGCGGCGTAACGGCTACGACAGCCTGCTGCACGGCTGGAGGATTGACCTTAAAGCCACGACGAACCCCAACGGCCGGCTCATTTTAAACCCCGCGCAAAACAACCCAGACATAGACGCCTACGTGCTGGCGATCGTGACCCTGCCGGACGTGCATTTCATTGGCTATGCGCTGACGCATGAACTGCGCAACCAGAAGGCGCTGAACAACCTGGGTCATGGGCCCTGCTACGTGCTGGAGCAGCACCAGCTACGACCGTTCAAAGAAGATTTGCGCGAAGGCGCAGACCGAAGCAAGCCCGCCGCGGTGGCGGGCGTTCATGTGAAGGAGTAGACGAATGTTAGCGATTTTAGTTTCCCTGGCGCTTGGCGCCGGCTGTTCGGGTGGATCCTGTTCAGTGGCCAGCGCACCAGCCAAGGTGCATGTGGAGAAGACCCGCATCGTGCAGCGCGAGCGCCGTGGCCTGTTTGCCCGACGTGGCGGCCGTGGGTGCGGCGGGTGCAAGTAACCGAAGGCGAGCCCCGCTGGAAACGGTGGGGCGTAATTTTACAGGAGGAAAGACATGAATCAAACGATACGAACCATGCTGGTGACGCCGGAATTGGCGCTGGAATTTCTGAAACACAACACAAACAACCGCAAAATGAGTAACGTGAAACTGAAGCAGTATATGCAGGCCATGCTGGCAAACAAATGGCGCCTGAATGGCGACACGATCAAGATTGCCAAGAGTAAGCGACTGCTGGACGGCCAGCATCGCCTGTTAGCTATCGTCGAAACGAACATTCCACAGCCCATGAACGTTGTGTATGATTTGGATGAAGACGTAATTCAAACCATTGATTGCGGCGCCAACCGCCGAGCCAATCACATTCTAGACTTTAACGGCGAATCCAACACGATCGGGCTGGCGGCTTCCCTGAATGCGCTCAAGAGGCTCACGTCCAAAAACTGGTCCGTGCGAGACGGTTACACGAATGATGAGATTATGCAGGCGCTTGAGCAGCACCCTAGGATCCGCGATTGTTACGCCAAGGCGCGCAAATGGCAGACCTTTGGCGCCCTGCAAGGCACCTGGCAAGCCGCCCTGTATTATCTATTCCAGAAAAAAGACCCCTTGCAAGCCGACCAATTTTTTGAACGGTTAAGCAGTGGGGTGGATTTGAAAGCGACAGACCCGGTGTGGGTGCTGCGAAAAAAACTCATCGAAAACAAAACTTCGGACGCCCGTTTGCAATCCATTCAACTGGCGGCTTTGGTCATTATCGCCTGGAACGCCGTAAGAGCCGGGAAAATTATCAGCCGGCTAAACTGGAAGAAAGAAAGCGAGCAATTCCCGGAAATTATCTAGCATGACCCAGCTCATCCTACCCCTGACCATTCCCCCCAGCGTCAACCACCTCTACCGGCGCCGGGGGAATAAGACTTTCCGCACCCGGGCCTATCAAGACTGGATCACCATTAACGCCATCCAGATCGGCAAGGTGAAGCCCTGGCGGCATTACCCCTGCCGGATTCGCTTGGTCATTTATGGCGGCAAGGGCTGGACCGTCAGCCGCGACCTGGACAACAGCCTCAAGGCCGTGCTAGACCTACTGCAGCACCTGCAAATCCTGGCAGAAGACAACACCAAGCATGTTCATGGGGTCGAAGTGGTTTACCAGCCGCCTTTAGGAGCCAAACAGGACGCCTGGGCCGAGTGTGTCATTTATAGGGGAGGAGGGCGGGGCTGCGCTTCTTAGGCAATGAGGCCACACTATGCTACCAACAGGCAGTTTTTTCGGATCTTTGGGCCGTTTTCTGGGGCGGGTGCTGTTTGGCAGCGGCTCTCCGGGACGTGGCCAGCCGGACGGCAGTAAGCCGGCGGCTCCCCCAAAAAAAAACGAGCTGGAGATCCGCCGACCGGGACCCGGTGACACCCCACCGGTCACGTCCGCGGCGCAAAAATCCTACGCCGCCGAGTACAAGCGGCTCTACGGCATCCTGCAAAACGAGCTTTCTGGGCTGAAAACCGCGCTGGTGCCGAGGGACCTACAACGCCGCCGACAGACGGGCGGAGGGGGCCGGGGCGGACGCGGTGGCCGTGGTGGTGGCAGGGAGACCGGAGGCACCGGCATTCTGCCGCCGGAAACCACCCGCCATGAACCCAGACCCTACGGCAAACGCGACCTGACCCAGCACGGCTACCTGAGCCTGACCTACGGGTATCAGGACGGGCAGGACGTGGACGTGGACAGCTCCTGGATCGGAGCCTTCAACTACCGCACCTGGGGCGGCGACTACGGGGCCGATCAGGACCCCCGCGACATAGGCGACCTGACCATGGTCGTGCTGAAGCCTTCGGCGCCAAATCCTTCCGGCCGTTACACCTATCCCAGCGTGCCACGCAAGGTCATGGACGGCGCCATGCGCGCCCCGTCCAAAGGCAAATTCTACTGGTCCACCCTGCGCTATTACAGTAACCGCGGCGCCATTGGCCGGCGCATGCTCCGCACCGCGGTGCACTTAATCGCCAACCCGGATAGCCCGCATGCTCCCGGTGGACGCAGGAGGCGCATCCGATGAACCCAACACCCAACAGCAGCCCGAAGCCGGTGTACCCAGCGCAGTGCATGGTTAGCGTGGACTGGTTCAACGAGACGTACGCTAGTTATTGCGCCGGGGAATACGAGCGCGCCCAGGCGGCGGCGACCATGTACATGGCCGAGGGGCTGGAGGCGTTGCGCCTCTGGTGCCGGATTCAGGCCGGCGAGCTGAAAGCGGAGGAGCTGCAGCCACCCGGGCCGGACGTAACCAAGCCGGCGTGAGTCTAATATTCCCGACCTAAAAAAGGGTTTTATGGCGAAAACCAAAACCAGCGTCATCACCGAGGCCAAGATCCGAGCCATCTGCCGGTCCATCACTTTGGGGGCTTCCATCAAGACGGCGGCCGCGTGCGCCAGCATCGACCCCAAGACTCTTTACCACTGGCGCAAGCAAGGGAAAAAGGCCAAGTCCGGGATCTACCACGAGCTGGTCCAGAAGATGCAGACCGCCGAAGAACAATTCATCGCTAACAATCTAGAAAACTTGGCCCGACATGCCAATCAAAGTTGGCAGGCTTCCGCCTGGTTGCTGGAACGCCGCCACCCGGAGCAATTTGCCAAGGCGAGCGAGCGCCGGGAACTGGAAGAACTGCGCCGGGAGCTGGAACTGATCCGAGGAGAAATTGCCAAGCATTCGAACTCTACTGACCCGAGCTAGGGCCACCCGCCAGGAGCTGGAAGCCCGCACCCGGGCCCTGCCGACCGACCCGGTCGAATACGCCGCCGCCAAGGGGCTGCGCATCACCGCCCAGCAGGCGGCCATCCTGCGCGCCCTCACCCAGCCACCCTACAGCGTCCTGGTGCGCGCCGCCCACGCGGTCGGAAAAACCTTTATCGCCAGCCTGGCGGCAAGCTGGTTCTACGACACGCGCAACCCCGGCATCTGCTTGACCACCGCGCCCACACACATTCAGGTAGCCGATCTGTTGTTCAAGGAGCTGCGCAACGTGCGCCGCGGCGATCCGCATTTTTTGCCTAAGTCTACCAGGCTCGAGGAAAACCCAAACCATTTCATCCACGGCCTGACCGCGAACAAAGCCGACGCCTTCCAGGGCCGGCACGGCACCGCCCTCATGATCGTGTTTGACGAGGCCGCCGGCGTCGACAAGGTCTTTTGGGAACGCGCGCGAACCATGCTTTCCCATGGGCCCAACTACTGTTTTCTGGGCATCTACAACCCCTACGACGTGAGCAGCCCGGCCTACGCCGAAGAATCGAGCGGCCGGCACACCGTGCTAGAAATGAGCGCTCTGGATCACCCGAACGTCACCGAGCGGCGTCTGGTGGTGCCGGGCGCCGTCACCTACGAGCAAGTCACCGAGCGGCTAACCACCGAGTGCAAACGCCTGCGCGACGACGAGCCGCACCCCTGGAACGCGTTCACGTTCGAGGGGCAGACCTACCTGCCGGAAGATCCCCTGTTTGAGATACAGGTTTTGGGCCGCTGGCCGACCCGCGCGATCAACAGCGTCTGGGGGGACAGCGCCCTGGCATTGCTTTT